CTAGCGCCTTGGTCAAGGCCGCCTGATTGTCCAGGGTGAAGCGCGCCAGACCGTCAGCGGCCGAGGCATCATCGCCCCGCACTACGCCGTATTGCTTGGCCGTGGAGTCGATGAACTGGCCGAGCCCTTGCGCGGAACTGCTCGGATTCTGGCTCGTTCCCTCAAGGCTGGCAACATGGATCAGGTAGTTCGGATCGAGCCCATATTTGCGGGCCGCGCCGGTCAGAAGCGCCATCTGGTCTTGGGTAAGGCCGTTCCCGGTTGGCGCAGGTGCGGCCGATGGCTGTGGGGGCTGGCCCAACGTCGCAAGGCTGCTGCCCTGCTGTGCCGGCTGCTGCGGCTGAGCCCCGAGCATGGTCGGCAAAGCATCAGCCAGAGCCGAGCGCTGGCGATAGCCTTGGATTGCATCTCCGATCGCATCCAGCCCCGAAAAATTAAGCTGCGGGACGTTGATGATCGGGGGAAGCTGTAAAGGCTGGATCGCCATTAAGCCTTACCTCCGCCAAAGTAGCCCTTCGCTATGTTGCCGCCGAGGCTCATCAGGCCGTTCCAGAAATTACCAGAAGCCTGCATTTGCGAATTGGCCGCCTGCGTGTTGCTGTTCGCCGTACCGCTGGTCGCATTGCCGATGATGCCGATCCGGTCTGATGCGTTCTGGCCATAAGTGCCGGCGAGCGCGTTGTAGCCGCTCTGTTGGCCGCCCGCCGCAGCTCCTGTCGTGCTGGCGCCTAGCGTGGCAAGGCTGTTGAGGTTCGTTAGCCAGTTGTTGAAATTCTGGTTTGCGTAGTTGGTCGCGTAGTTGGTTGCGCCCTGAATGATGTTGCCGGTAGCTGTCCCGGTCGCATTGGCCGCGCGGACAGCCTGATCGACCCCTTGGTCGAGCGCGAACTGATAACCGGGAGCGGCTTGGAATGCCGCAGTGGCGCGCGCGGTACCCTCCGGGCCATTCGCGCCAAGAGCATCCTGCTCAAGGCTTCCAGCCTTGCTGTAATTAACGCCAAGGTTGGCCAGCGGCGTATAAGCGGCAATCCCGCTGTTGATCGCGCCGGTTTCCTGCGGCAGCGCGGAGCCGAGAATATCAAGGCCCTGCGCCTTGTAATCGTTGTAGAGTGCGGCATTCTTCGCCGCCGCGTCCTTCGCGCTGTCCCCGGTAAAAACGTCGAATATTCCGATTTTAGCCTCCTATCAGGCTGCGCGGGCGAAACTGCCGTGGAGCTCGGATCGAGCAGCCAGAGCAGCCTTTTCCGCATCGGCGATGTTTGAAAACCGACCAAGCCTGACAAGCTTGCCGGAAACAGTGATTGAGGCGCGCCATTTGCTGCGGCTTGCCTCCCAAGACACACCCTTAACGCCGCTCGCATTATCTCTGCGGAGCCGGCTGTTCTGGATATTTGGACCGTTCTCTGTCGGCCTAAGATTGCGCCACCGATTATTGCGCCTATTCGTGTCCTCGTGGTCGATCTGATCAACCGGGTCTTCGCCGGTCATCAGCTTCCAGATCACGCGATGGACGAGGTAGTATTTGCGATCGATACCGACTACGAGATAACCCTTCTGACCGATCGTGCCGACTAGCTCGCCAACCTTGGCACGGTGAAAGTTCTTTGGGAGAGATTTCCAGCGCAAGTCTCCCGTCTCAGGCTCGTAGCTGAATAGTGCGTTCAAGCGCGCCAGCGAAGGAAGCGGCTTGATGTCAGAGCGCTTGCCCATTTATGCTCCGTAAGTCCAGCTATTGCTCGTCGTGCTAAACCGCACGGTGTCGCCATTTGCAGGCGCCGAACTCTGCGGCACGTCGCGCAGGTCCGTCAGTTTGAGAAGATCAACCGAACGCAGGAAATCGAACCACGCCTGCGCCACTGTCCCGTCCGGGTTCAGAAACTTCACATCAGGGTTGGGAATCGAACGCTTAGCCATCAATGCCGCCTGACTTCCGTGCTCTGCACACCGCCCATGAAACCGACATGCACGGGATCTGAAATGTCGAGACGCCAGCGCCGCCCCTGCACGCCAGATATTCCCGTGTTGAACAGCGTCACCCTCGTTTTTGCGAGTTGCTGCCGTCCGAGCTGGCGTAAGATTGGATTGCTCCAGGAAACGCCGCCATCATCGGACCATGAAATCTCAACGCTAGGGTCGGTCTGGATGGGATCGGTCCCGGTCGCGATGCCAACGCCTGTGACGAAATCGAAATCAACGCGGCCTATTCTGATGCGATTGGGGAAGCCCTCAACCGGTCCGCTCTCGATCCGTGCTCGCAGCGGATTGCCGATCTCATCGGCTGCGTTCAACGTGACATGCTGCACGTTCCCTGTCTCGGTATCGCCGCAAAGCCAAAGACCCGTGGAAGTCCACAGCGTGTTGGTGATCCTGCTTCGCGTGCCAAGATATTTCGCGCGCTCGTGCCATTTCTGAGTATTGAGATCGAACGTCCACGTCCAGGTTGGCGAGGACAGTTCCCAGAAGGGATGACCTGCGCTGATATAAACGCAAGCCTCCAGCGTGGTCTTGTCGCTGACCGCTTCAATCAAGCGATCAAGATCGGGTGGCGAAATATCCGTGGGCGTATAGCCGGCGAGTTGATGCACGCGGTTGTCATCACCAACCCATATCAGGGCTTTGCCGAAACCATCCTCATGGCCTGCGACGCAATAAGGACCGGCGAGCCCGCGCGGAATCACGAATGCTCGCTGGAACGGAAACGGCGTCAAGCCTTGGTCTGACCAGATTTCCGTGGTGAAGTTGCCGAACAGGAACAGATTGCCGCCAAATGAGACCGGCCGGATCAAGCCGTCTGGCTTGGCGTTGGCTGCACCGAACGAGAGTGCATTGACTGACGTGGCGTTCAGGTCGGTTGCAAACGCGCGCCCGTCGCCCGTCGTGAATACGCCATAGCCATCAATAACACAGGTCGCATTGACCGATGGCAAGTCAGGATCAGGCCACCCTGAGGTAACGGCCGAACTCGTGAACGTCGCAATATTGCCGTCAGGATCGACAAACCACTGATCAGGCGCCGGAGACTTGTTGTTGCGCGCGAAAAAGCCCTTCTTGGTGCCGTTTAGCGTCCCGACCGACGTAGAAGCGCCTCCACTGGAGACGTTGTGCCATTCGAGATGACTGTCCCACGCACTATAGACCGTGCCATTGACCTCGAGCATCCCGCGACAGCCGCTCCGCGTCGTGGTGCCGAAATTGACCAATCCGGGCGCGCGATGCCAAACCGGCTTCTTGTCGCCCCTCGCTTCCGCATAGCAGTTGATCAGCCTCCCCGCTCCTTCCTGCGGATACCATCCCGGCGAGGATGACAGGGGGAAGGGAATCGGCAGGTCTTTGCTAGGTGCCATTCGAGAACGATCCGCGACCCGGATAGAGCCTGACGCCTCGCAGCGCCGCGTCTGTATTCAGGAAGCGACGCGCCGGCAAAGGACGCTGGATGGTGTAGAGAGTCTTTTCTGCGCGTCTGGCCATCACATCGAGGGCAGGATCGCCGCCAAGTCCGAACGAACCAGCGCAGCGGTTGGCCACACACGAGCCGAGCGAAGGAATGATTTCGGCGGGATATTCGCCATCAGCAGCGCCGATCGTTCCCGGCATCTGAACGGTATAAATGCCGAGCGCGCTGATCTCTTCCAACACGTTGTCGAGCCGGTTGTCTATCTTGGCAACATCTTCGGCGGCCGGCGTCTGCCCAGCGGCAAGCACGCCAAGCTGGTCCAGAACTTCCGTGATGAGATCGGCGCGCGTGCGGGTGGTCATTCGGCCGGCTTCTCGGCTTCAACTTCCGGCTTATCGAATGCGGCCGGCGAGCTCGCCCAGCCCTTCGGCAAGCGCTCGTCCTTCTGGAGCAGGAAGATTTGCGGCTCTTGCGTCGGGTGATAGCCCCAATGCGCGGTTACGCCGGTTTTCTCGCAAGCGCCGCGCTGGCGGATCGCTTCGAGCAATTCGGGGGATGGATTCTTGACAGGCATGCATACCTCAAAGAGAAAGGGACGGCCCAAAGGCCGCCCCTCAGTTGGCTAAGATCAGGTACCGGACAGGCGCGTGGCGAGACGCTGATCGAGCGTCTTCAGTCCGTAAAGGATGTCCAAGCGCCATTTGCTGATGTCGTTGGTACCATCATAGTAGGGCACAACGCGAACGCTGAGACCCTTATAGGACTCGCGCGCCACGTCGATCGCACCGGGCGGCTTTTCCATCGGCACCACAACCAGACCAAACGCGTTCTTGTGGAACACGAGGTTCTGGGCATAGCCGGTGGACGCCGTGCCGAGGAAGGTCAGCGCGGCATTGTCGGCAGGAGCCGCCGAGCAGTTCTGGAACGCGCCGGAAACGATGATCGCGGGCGCGATCGAGAGCGTCAGCGCGCCCGTGCCATCGGACGAGCCGTCCGCAGTCACAACGAACTGCCGCAAGAACGGCAGCGTCGCCTTAGTCACCGGATTGACGGCAAACACGCCAGCAATCGTGAAAACGTCGCCCTGCTTGACGCGAGAGGCCGCCGCAGCGGTCCAACCGTCCGTGATGAGCGTCTGAGTGCCGGGCACGGCCTGGGTCGTATTGACCGCACTGTACGCGACGTTCTGGTTTGCGCCGTTGACCAGCGGCGCGCCACCCAGCGGACCGACGGTGTGGGTCTGAATGTTCTGGGTCATGTAGGTGTCGATGCCACCCACCGGACCGATCGAACCCTTGCGGTACGCACCCCGCGCCACATCCTGCATGAACAATGCAGTCTGCGAACCCGCGAGAGACCAATGATCCGAAGGCGACAGCACGGCCGCGCGGGCGTCATTCGGAACGGCAGTCTGATCTAGGTACTTCGGCGCCTTGGCAAAGCCAGCGAAGCTCTGCACATCGGTACCGGGAGTTCCGACCCAACTCGGGATGTCCTTGTAGAGGGCTAGGAGATCCTGATCCACCTGGTTGGCGAGCTGGATCATGGCGGGGCGAATGACACGCTCTGCCATCTCGGAAACGCTCAAGGTCAGCTCTTGGGACGAGAACTGGAAGTCAACGCCCTTCTGCTTGCTGATCGTGAACGTCTCGGTGCCTTCGGTCACATCCTGAATGGACGCCGTTGCGCCGTCGCGGACCGTGAACTGGTTCGGCTTGCGAATGGTGATCGAGCCACCTTTCTTATAGCCGTTGACGGTCTGGGAGAATTCAGCCTCGTAACCGCGAAACACCTTGCTCGCCATCACGAGTTCGTTGTCGAGGATGCGAACCGCCATCTTGGCGATGACGGTCGGATTAAGAATCGTATTGGACATTTCTGCCTAAGCCCTTCATGGCTTAAGGCGCGTCACCCGTAGGTTTTCTTCAGCCATCCATCCAATTCCTTGTCAGGACTGGACGGCGAAGCGCCGCCTTTCGGCGGAGCCTTGGGCGGAGGCGCCTTGGTTTGCGTTTTGGGTTGCGGCAGAGACAGACGGGCTTCGATGCGCCCGAAGGCGCGGCCCATTTGAACCGGGCTCATCTCATTCAGTTCGGTGAGACGATCGCGATTTCTTTCGAAGTACAGGACGAGATGCGGGGATTTTTCAGAGGAAACGATCATCTCAGCCAATTCTGGCTTGAGCTGAATGCCCGACGACTCCAACGCCTTTGCGGCCTTGTCGTATTCGGGCACCTTCTTCCTGAAGTCGCGCTCGCGTTCGCGATGCTCCTCAAGAAGTTCCCGCGCACGCTGTTGAGCGGCGGCGCTGGCTTCTGTCGCGCGATCGCGTAGCCGATCCTCAGCATTTGCCTTGCGCATCTCGTAAACGGTCTGCGCGCGTTCAAATGCGAGAAAATCGCCCTTGAAATCCTCTTCTTTCGGCGGCTTGCCGATCAGCTTTTCGACATCAGCCTGTGTCGGCTCGCTGTCACTGGCGCGACTGCGGAGCGCGGCGGCTTCTGCCCTGGCTGCGGCTAGCTGCTCTTTGAGCCGTTGCACGCCGCTTTTCTTCCGAGCGGCAGGCTTTGGCTTCTCGTCCTCTTCAGCTTCTTCCTCGCCGTCCTCGTCCTCGGCTTCGCTAGCGTCATCGCCTGCGTCGCTCTCGTCCTCGGCTTCGGCTTGCTCTTCTGTCTCTGTTTCGGCCTGCCCCTCTTCGCCTTCCGCTGGCGTTTTGGTTTCGGCCTCAGACGTTTGCTCTGTTTCAGCCTGCTCACCCGCAAGGGCGGCTAGCTCGCGTTCGAGCTGGGAGTCATCCATTGTTGCTAGTGCTCATGAAAAAGGCCCCGCAAAGGGGCCGGTTCATCATCGCCGCCTGCACGGAATGCGCTGGCGTGCGTGAAGCTCGTGAATTTCGGCTCTGCTATTGCGGCAAAGAAAAACCGCCTTGCGGCGGTGCGGATTGATCGGGCGGTGGTCCGCCGTTCATCGGCGGTGGGGCGTCATTGGGCTGCGGTGGCCCTCCATTGGCATTTGGCGGCGGTCCCGCAACAAACTGCGCAACGTGCAAGACCATATCCCGCAACTGGCCCACGGCTTGGATGAGATCGTCTACGCGCGGGTCTTGA